GCTACAACGACGTGGTGCTGGACATGGGCAGCATCGCGCTGGAAAAGGGCGTCGAATACCAGCTCTATTTCGCCGCCTCCAACAACTTCTACCCGCCCTCTGTCCAGCCCTCCTGGGTCGCAGTAAACGACTGCATCGACATCGCCCACGGCAGCGCCTACTATGGCGACGACCGCAAGCTTATTTTTTCAGGAACAGTCGGTTTAACTGTGCCTGTGGAAGCTGGTTGGGCAATCAATGATTACCTGACCATTGCGGATGCCATTCGGTGGATTGATAACGTGAAATCCATTCGTTCCAAATGCAGCGGCAAAAGCTCTACCCCGGAAACTCCCGAGGCGTTGAGCTATCATTTTGTGGTTATCAATCAAATAGAAAAAGTTTTGTCTGACATTGAAGCGATGGCAAAGGACCATTTACTTTATTGTTCAGATACAATATGCGGAGGTGAACCCTATTATGCACTTTGTTGACCGAAAGGCAAAATATCCCGGGCGTTGGACTATGATGAAATCTGACGGCACATCAGAAATCATCACTTTGATTCGTAATGATGAACCTGTTGTCGATGGCACTCCAATGAACGCCGACACGCTCAACACATTAAGTGATGTTGCAGGGGCTGACATTGCAAGGGAAAAGGCAGAGGCCGCCGCAACCGTTGCGTCAACCGCAAAAGACGCTGCTGAGTTAGCCGCAAACTCTTCGGAAAAAAGCAAAGACGCTGCGGCGAAGAGTGAAGCTGCGGCAAAGCAGTATGCGGACAATGCGAATCAGAGCGCTCAGGAAGCCGCTGACAGCTTGCAGGCGCTCAAGGACGGCATTGCCGCTGGTGACTTCAAAGGCGAGAAAGGTGACACTGGCCCCATCGTCCCGGTCGGCCCGCAGGGGCCGCAGGGCGAGAAGGGCGAGACCGGTGAGGTGGGCCCTGCTGGCGCACCTGGCAAGGACGCCACCGTGGACACCACCCTGAGCCAGAGCGGCAAGGCAGCAGACGCTAAAGTGACCGGTGACGCACTGGCAAGAAAAGCCGTCATAGATGACACCGCAGTCGGCACCGATGCATGGAGCAGCAAGCACCTTGTGGATGCGCTCTGCCCGCCGCTGGACGAGACCAGGAACCCGGTGCAGTGCTACCCTGTGGCGGGTTATCCGCTGGGCTGCAAGGTGAGTTGGGATCCGACGCAGGAGGGGAATGGTGACCCAAGCCCAGACAACATCCGACCTATTTCCGGGCGGGACAGCGTGACGGTCGAGCGGTGCGGGGAGAATCTGATTAAGTACCCCGCGGTAGGCAAAACAAACGGAATTGAGATTACTGTGGATGGCAGTAAACTAACTGTAAAGGGGACGTGCCCATCTAGTATAAATATCAAATCCGATGCCGTATATTGTCCAGATGGCAAATACACGCTATCATCCGATAGGTTTATCCCTGCTGGTGTGTATATATCTGCATTCATCAAAAAAGAGGAGCTGCTACTGAACAATAACCGTAAAAATGCGACTGAGAAGCTATCCGGCAATGTGAAAATGCTGCTGTACCTTAATGCGGGTACATACGATTTTGAGGTGCAAGTATCATTAGTCCCCGGCACCACCGCCCCCAACACCTACACCCCTTACACCGGCCAAACTGCCCCCCTCACTCTGCCCCGCACCATCTACGGCGGCACGGTGGATGCTGTGACGGGAGAGGGGCAGGAGACGTGGAAGCTGATTGACAGCTATGCCGGGGAAGACTTACCCGGCAAGTGGATAAGTGACCGGGATGTATATGCCAGTGGCACAGCTCCGACAACAGGCGCACAGGTGGCCTATAAATTGGCTGAACCCATCTCTTTCACTGCAACCGGCGCACAGCCCATCCCCGCTTTAAGCGGCGTGAACACCCTGCTGACCGATGCAGACAGCGTAACCGTTACCGGCAGAGCAGACCCCATCAAACGCATTATTGACCTTGAGGACGCTGTGGCGTCCATGACAACGAATTAAAGGAGGACTGACTATGGCAATCAAAAGCAAATCCAGACACGACCTGACGTTACGTTCCATCAAGCGGGAAATCGCCGCAGGGCGTGACGTGGCATACTGGCTAGACAAGGCGTACACCCATCTGGACAGCGGGCTGTTGGATGCCGACGACATCGCAGAGGTTGAAGCTCTGGCGCAGGCGTACTATGACGCTCTGGACGCTGAGGACAAGGCAAACGCTGAGGAAATCACGCAGTAAGGAGGACATCAAAATGGATAAAATCTGGGCGAACCGGCTCATCGCCGGTACAAAGACGTGGGCAGAGATGCCCGCAAGCCGCCGCCCCGGAGTCAAGCGGGAGCTGGCCAAGCGGGTGGCCGAGGACGAGATCACCCCGGAGCAGTACAAGGAGATCACGGGGGAGGACTACGATGAGTAAGCTGCTGGAACTGCTGGAAAAGCTGGTGCGGGCCATCTTTGGCCCGGGGGACAAGCAGGACACCGGCGAACCTGAGCCTGCGCCCCAAGCCCCCAAGGCAGAGGCTGTCACCGGCTGGGAGGGCGGGCCTCCCTACCGCTTTGTGGACGTGAGCCGCTATCAGGGCCTCATCGACTGGGCGCAGGTGGCAGCGGCGGGCTACAAGGGGGCGATGCTCAGGGCGGTGAGCACCAACCGCAAGCTCTCCAAGCGGGCAGACGGCCTGTACATCGACCCCACCTTTGAGATCAACTACCGCAATGCCAAAGCTGCCGGTCTGGACGTGGGCGTTTACTACTACACCAATGCCACCAGTGAGGCGATGGCCGACGCAGAGCTTGCCCTGCTGCGGCAGGCGGTGCGGGGCAAGGAGCTGACCCTGCCGGTGGCGGTGGACGTGGAGGACAACAAGCTCAAGCCCATGAGCATTCTCGACCTCACCAACCTCACCGCCTACGCGCTGGAAAAGGTGGAGAAAATGGGCTTTTACGCCCAACTATACACCTACACAAGCTACGCCAACACCCATCTGGATATGGCAAGACTTGCCGGGCGGTGGGATGTATGGCTGGCTGACTACACCGGAAAGACGCCCAACGTGACGTTTAACTACAACGCCCACCAACACACCAGCAAGGGCAGCGTGCCGGGCATCTCCGGCAACGTAGACCTCAACGTCACTACCCTCAACTATCCGAAAATCATCTGCAAGAAGGGCCTGACCCGTCTCCGGGAGGGCAAATGACCGAAAAAGAAGCTTTGCTGTGGGTGCTGGGCATCTTGGGCAGCCTGTGCGCTGCAGCCATCACCATCGACAAGGTGCTGGAAATCATCCACAAGTACATCAAAAAGGCGCAGGAGCCGGACAACGCGCAGAACAAGCGGCTGGATGAGCTGGACAAGCGCATCGGCACCTTGGAGCAGGGACAGCTTCAGCACACGCAGGCCCTCGCCCGTGACCTGCGCCGCTTTGACGAAATCGACGAGGTGAGCCGTCTGACCCTCGACGGGGTGCGCAACCTTCTGGACGCCCAGCTTTCCGGCAACAACCGCGAGGGGATGCAGAAGAGCCGCACCGACATCGACAACTATCTGTTAAAAGGAGTGACCAATCATGGTAGCACTGGCAACTAAGCTTTTTGACCTTATCCCTGCCCCGGTGGCGGCAGTGCTGATGCTGGGCGGCTTTGTCTTTTACGCCCTGGGCTGCGTCCGGCTGGGCTACGGTGCCGCCGTAAAGCCGCTGGTTCTGGACCTCATCGAGCGGGCAGAGCAGGAGATCCAGGGGACAAAGAGAGGCGCAGAGCGCAAGGCGTGGGTCGTCAAGATGCTCCGGGCCGCTCTGAGCGCCAGCAAATACGGCAGGCTCATCAGCTGGGCCATCACTGATGAGACCATCGGCACGGTCATCCAGTTTTTCTTCGACCGGGCAAAGGCGACGCTGCAAAAGCAGTAAGGAGGTTATTATGGCAAGCACTACATACGAGCATTTTGTTGACGCCAACAAAATGTACGCCGCACAAGAGCAATTTCGTGACATCACGAAAATGGTCTGCGCACGTCTTCGCGGCCTCACGAAAACATACCATTTTGCCGTCATTGGCAATATGGTGCGCAACGCCGGACAGCTGCCGCAGCCTTTCTGGCTCGGTGCTGCCTGTGGCGGCGGCTCGTGTAGTGCTGCCCGCTGCGCTGCAAGGACTTGACCGACAGCAGATGACCGCCGCCATCAAAAACGCACCGCTTGGGAGGGTAGACCGTAAGATAGCCTTACTGCGGTACGTTGAGCGGCTCCCGCTGCCGGACATTGCGGAACAGACACGTTACAGCCGGACGGCGGTAGGCTACCGGCTCAAAAGCATTGACAAAATGCTGGATACGTTGTAAAATAATGTCAACGAAATCCGCCCGGCCTCTCGAAGAAGCGCATTAGGGTGGATATTTGCCAGCTAACCCAGTGCTTTATCTGGGAATGAAAAAAGTGGTTGCCGGATAGGCGCCGACCAGTCTCCCGCACGCCTACTTATAGTGCGTACCATGCGAGAAACGCAAATAATCTCCTGCTTTGCCGAAGCCCTGCGTGCCACGCGGGGTACTTTGTAGGCAAAGTGGGGGATTTTTGTTTTGTTCACACTAGTTTTGTCGAAAACATTGCCATATATTGGATGATGTGATATTTTAGCATTGCACTCCAATGTGTGCATCCTTACAGTTGAGCGTTCATGCGGATTTTTCCGTGTGGGCGCTTTTCTTTTTTGTCCTTCGTTGTACTTTCGTTGTCCTTCACTTTTTGCCGATGCGGTACACTGAGAGCACAAGGAGGGATGTTTTATGAGCTATTATCCGACACCCGGAACGCCTTACGTTCCGCAGCAGCCGGTCAATCCTTACGGCGGCATGAGTACGGTCGGGCTTGCCACTCCCCTGCCCAACACGCAGATGCAACAGGCACAGCCGCAGCGTCCGCAGCCGATGAATGGGCAACAGCCTGTTCAGCAGTCGGCACAAGATGGCGGTTGGTTGCTTGGCAGACCTGTGTCTAGCAGGGAAGAATTTCTGGCGATACCGTCAGACCTGTACGGCAGACCGACCTACTGCCCGGACTTGCGCAGCGGCGTAATCTACTGCAAGCGGCTCAACCCGGACACCTGCGAATCCTATGTGCAGGAGTTCTACAGCCCGGAAGCGTGGAGACAAATGCAAGCACAACAGGCACAGCAAACCGCTGCACCGACACAGCAGTATGTGCCTATTGAGGAGTATAACGCCCTTGTCCACAGGCTGGATGAACTGGAAAAGTGGCAGAAGAGTTTTTCTAAGCCCGCTACCACAGCGAAGAAAGGAGAATAAACAATGTCCTCTCCGTTTGATATGATTACGCACAGCCCGATCATGCAGCTTGCAAATCTTGCTCGTGCCGGGCAGAACCCGATGGGGCTTATCCGGCAGTTGGGTGGGCAGAGCGCACCCATCATGCAGGGGCTGAACTTGATTCAGGGCAAAAATGAAGCGCAGCTCCGAACGATGGCGCAGAACCTCGCCAAAGAGCGTGGCATCGACCTGAACCAGTTGGCAAGTGTCCTGAATCTGACGTTGCCCCGATAACGCATCCCTCTAAGCGAAACGCTTCTCAGTTTTGCGGACTTGACAAAAACCGCACTTGTTTGGCTTCGCCCATCGCATACGGCGGTGGGATAGCATAACGCAAAACTGAAAGGAGTTTTGTTATGGACGATTTTGCAACTGGCTATCTGGCCGGGCAGGACGGCGGCAATAACAACGGCGGATTCTTCGGCAACGAAGGTCTGTGGGCTGTCATTATCCTTGCCATCATCTTTGGCTGGGGCACGAACGGCAACGGCCGGAACAGCGGGGACAACGGTATGAACAGCTACATCCCCTATCTGGTCGGCACTGGCGCAACCGGTCAGGGCGGTGCAGACACCCGTGCGGCTCTGTCTGAGGGCTTCTACCAGCAGGATACCTCCCGTTCTCTGGCGGGCATCCAGAGCGGTATCTGCTCTCTGGGCTATGACCAGCTGGCGCAGATCAACGGCATCAACGCCAACATTGCGAACGGCTTTGCAGGCGTGAACAGCGCCATCTGTCAGCTTGGCTACCAGAACGCACAGCTCGTGAACGGCTTGGAGCGCAGCGTGTCCAATGGTGACAACGCCATCAACCTTGCCATTATGCAGGAGGGCAACGCACGGCAGGCCGGTCAGACCGCACTTGCCACGCAGCTTGCATCTTGCTGCTGCGAGAACAAGCAGCTGATCGGCGACCTGAAGTACACCATCGCAACGGAAGACTGTGCCACCCGGCAGGCTATCGCAGACAACGCCCGTGCGGTTATCGACAACTGCAACGCCAACTTCCGCAGTATGATGGATTACTTCACGCAGGATAAGATTGCCACTCTGACCGCTGAGAACCAGAGCCTGAAGTTCGCCGCTTCTCAGGATCGTCAGAATGCGCTTCTGACCACTGCGATGAGCGCCCAGACCGACACCATCCTGAACCGGGTCAATCCTCGTCCGATTCCCGCTTATCAGGTGGCAAACCCCAACTTTGGCGTGAACTGCTGCGGCTGCGGCTGCTAACCAACACACTCCCCGATAACACCGGGTGAACCATCGGGGCAGGGGTGAGACACCTCTGCCCCTGATTTTTTTAGGAGGAAAAAATTATGGCTTGCAAAACAAACTGCAAACTCTGCCCCCATCTGGTATTAAGCCAGTCGGTGACGTTCGCTAATGATACGCTCACCATCAACATCCCTGCTGGCGCATACCAGAACGGAGAGAAGTATTGCATCGTGGTTGCCCAGAGCATCCCGGATACAACCACCATCAACGCCCCCGTGGTCATTACCATTGGCGCAGGCACGACCGCATACCCTCTGACCGACTGCAACTGCGCTCAGGCAACCGCCGAGAGCATCCACACCCGCACCCGCTACGCTACCCGTGTGGCAACGTCTGCCACCGGCACCGGCACGTTCAAGTATCTTGGCTGCTTCTGCCGTTCTCACGCTGGTGCGCCCGCGTCCATTTCTTAAGGAGGTGTAGATTATGGGCAAGACTAATTTTCGCCGCATGATGATGCTCCGTGACCACGACAAAAACCGTGAGCCGGAACGTGACCGCCTTGAGGAAGAGCGTGACCGCAGGGAACGTGAGCTGGAACGCCGTCTGCGTAAGCTGGAAGGTGGCAACGACCGCTATCCCTACTACCCGCAGGAGGAAAACCGCTACATCGACCCCTACCTTATCCCCCGCTACCCTGACGTAGAGAATGGGCGCAGAATGCCGCAGATTGGCTTCTCGCAGAACGGCGACTGGGATAAACGGTCTGGGCAGTACGAGCGTGGAGGCGCAGACAGCCGCTCCATCAAGATGCCCCGCCAGCACCTCACCCACGATGAAGCAGAGGAATGGTGCGACAGCATGGTGAATGCTGACGGCACAAAGGGCTGTCACTGGACGTTGGAACAGACGCAGGACGTTGCCAAGCAGCGGAACATCACCTGTGACCCGAACGATTTCTGGGCAGTCATGAACATGATGTACTCGGATTATTGTCAGGTCGCAAAGCGTCAGTCCGTTGACACTCCGGGCTTCTACGCTGACATGGCAAAGGCGTTCCTTGAGGACGCGGATGCCGCAGATGGCAAAGCATATCTCTACTGGGATTGCATTGCCGATAAGTAAAACGAAACCCCTGTGCGGTCGTTGCGGCTACACAGGGGTTTATTGTTATCTCCAAATCATAAAGCACTTATTGTCTACGCAATCTTGAAGGATTTCTTTGAAGTCCTTGAACTTTGCAGGATCCTCTCTGCCAGCATATCCGTAAATAATGCTATCGTCATAATCACCTATAACTTTCAAGATTTCCTTGCAAGCGCCGTATCGGATTTTTCCGTCACCGTCCGATTGATAAAGAAAATCTGCAATTTTGATTGGAAGTTCCTTACTTTCAACCAATCGCTTTGTTTCGTCATTGTACGATTTAAGAGCGCGTTCTTTTTCGGGAGAGGGTGCGCCGAGAATGTCATCAAGCTTTTTATAGTGTTCTCCGACTTCCGAACCAACAAGTTCTGCAACTTTCGTTCTCAACTTGAAAAACCCGAAATAGCCCACATCCATTTCACGCTCATTCTTTTTGCATTTGATGGTTACGCCCATTCGTCAATCCTCCAACGAACTTGTGTAGTATAATTTCATATCTTCCTTGTACATATCAAGTTGCCTTTTGCTATCCACAAGCGTGTTAAAGCTAAATCCCGCTGCAAAAGATACGGCGATGGACAAAATCAAGTGCGCTGCAACCCATTTACCAGCAAAGATAAAAGGGATCTGAACCGCTACGGCAAAAGCATCGAACAAAAGAACGCAAATGCCACGTTTAACCATTTTCTGTAAACGAATAATGCTTTCTTCGTAAAATTCTTTCGACTTCATCATACGTCAATCCTCCAATCTTATCAGCCTAAGTCAATCTGGTCTTTCGATGCTGCAACGGACAGGTTGTAGATGTACTCCCCTGCCGTGAATCCGTGCTTTCGTGCTTCTCTAGTAACAAACGTCCGCTCGCTGTCGCTTATAAGAATTGTGATTCGCTTGCTACGTTTGCCGTCACCCTTTTGCCCCTGATGGGAAGTGTAAGGCTGAATCTCCATCGTCCGCTTTGCATCGCTAACAGACAGGTTGGTAAGAGCAATCATAATCTGCTGGTTCTGCTGAACGATGGCTTGCAAAACTTCCGTGTTCTTCATCAGCACTTGCAAGATTGCATCGTTCCGCGTGTCGGGCTTGTTTTCCTGCGGGGCAAGGCTGTAAGAACCGTCCCTGCGGAGAGTGGGAAGAACATCATCGAACACCCAGTTTTCAAACTTCTCTGCGCTGGGAAGTCGGCTGCCGATGATAAGTCGGTAAACATCTCCCTCTGGAATAAATTTCACTTCTTGTTCGCCACCATTTGTAAGGACTCGGCGTTTCACCGACCCCTTGCAATGCTGCACAACGGCATCTGCCGGACGTACATATCCCAGTGCTTTCGCCACGTCAGAAGCGCAGAAGAGGATCTTCCCATCTTCTTCAATCGTGCGAAGCTGACCAAAGGCCTTGTTCTTGAAAACGTGAAGTGCGTTACATCTCTTGTTATCCATCATATCCTCCATATTCAACTGTTTGGCATCTTCCATGCCGACCTCATACGCCTTGTAAGTGATGCGAGATAATGCTTCCGCAATCTCGTAATCATCCTTATTGAGCGGGCGACCGTTGCTGTTTTTCTTGAAGTTTTCAAGAATCTCTTCTTTCGTTGCTGGAATTTTCATTGGTTTTACCACAAAAATCTTGCTTGTAATGAAACTATGAAGATGATATAATGGATTTATCACCCATAATCACATGGAGTGTAATCCCTTAAACTGTCTGCGACCGGCAAGTTACGAACAGTTTAGGGGATTTTTTATTTTTGATGTTCAAGCCATTGCTGGACAGCTTCACGAACGGCTTCTCCCTTAGAAATGCCGTTTTTTTCGCAATAATCCGAAAGCTGTTTGTCAGTATTCACGTCCAAACGGACGCTTGTGCGAACACTGTTCGGATTTTTCAGCTTTGGTCTTCCCATTTTTGCACTCATGCGTTCACCTCCACTTTTGAGCGCACATTAAGTATACTATTTGTGTGCTTAAAAGTCAACACCTAATGCCAGAAGATGCAGTTTGCAGGTATATCGTGTTTCACGACATACCTCAATCCTCCAAGAAATCCTCTTGATTCAGAACTTGATTTACAATTCGTTCTGTACATTCTTTGATAACTGTAGATGCAGGGACGTGTTTTTCATAAGCTATGTTTTCATATTGTGCTCCTGCATATTCAAAGAACCTTTTAGAAAGCATTTCTGCGTCCGCACGGCACAAAGGCTTTAATTCGTATTGCAAAGAAAATCTTCTTGTAAGTGCAGAGTCAAGCCTATCAAATCGGTTTGTCGTTCCGATAATAATGACATCGTTCGGCAATCTATCCATTTCCTGCATAATCGCAATAACCACACGGTTCATTTCTCCAACGTCATCTTTTTGCCCACGAGCCATTCCGACCGCATCTATTTCATCAAAACAAAGAACGCAAGGAGCAGTTCTTACATAATCAAAAATTCTTGCAAGGTTAGATTGCGTTTGCCCTAAATGCGAATCAACTAGACTTGAAAATTGAATCCTTAAAAACGGAAGTTTTGCTTTATGCGCGATATACCTAGCTAGCATGGTTTTTCCGCATCCGCTTTGTCCATAAAGCATCAATGCTGGCAAATAAGGAATGCCCATTTCATTCAATTTTTCAGATGCTCGATAAATAGCAACGATTTTCTGCGTTATACTTCTTTCTTCGTTTCTAAGAAGGAATCTTGCTTCTGGAAATTCTTCTGTATCCTCTGCGATCAAAAGATGCTGTAAGTTATATGGCAATTCAATAAATTCTCTTTTGCTTTCCAACTTGCGAAGCATATTTTCTTTGAACCGCTCATCTTTTTTTGGATGATATAGAATTCAAAATGATTTTAACGGCTTTTTGCGCGTTTCGCATATCGCCATCGCAAACAAATCGAATAAGGCTTCGTTCACTATCATTCATCCAAGAAATCCTCCAATTCAATCTTCCCCTCTGCTGCTGCAACTGCCAGAGCGTACACGAACTGTCCAATCGTCATTCCGTGCCGTCTGGCTTCACGGTTGATATACTTGCGCTCTTCCTCGCTCATAAGGATGGTAATGCGCTTTGAACGCTTGCCATCGCCGCTTGCAACACCCTGATGCGATACTGGCATCGGGATTTTTTTCTTTGCCAGACCAGCCTCGACCAGTGCGCCGGGAACATCGCCTTGTTCGACAAGACGTTGAACTTCCTTCGCCTGTTTCAGCTTCTTTGGCTTACTTTCGCTTACTATGGCTTTGTTTGGCTGTACTTTGCTGTCTTTGGCTTGCTTCGGCTTAATATTGCTTAACTGTGCTTCATTGGGCTGTGCATGGCTTTCTTCGGCTCCACTGGGCTTAATCTGTGCTTGTTCGGCTTCGTTCGGCTTTGCTTGGCTTACCTCTTCTTCCTTTGGCTCACTTTGGCTTAATGTCTGTTCCGAAAAAACAGGCTGAAAATCAAACCCGCCAAGCAGACCCGAAGATTTTTTGCTAGTTGGTTTCATTCTTTGTTTTCCTCCATTCGTGCGCCACAAGTTTTGCAATACGCAAAACTTTTAACTACAGCTGAATCATATTTGCCAAGATAAGCTCCACATCTTTCACAAAACGCACAGTCTTTCGTTTCAAGAACGCTTCCTCGTTTAACGTGCGATATTGGCCGTAGGCTTTCTGGGTTGACTGATGGCTCATTTAAGACGTCGGCAATATCATATCCATATGGGCAAGTTCCGCAAAAGCCATCGCATCCATCGCAAGCTGCTTCTAATTTTTCAAGTAATTTTTTTCGGTCAATTAAATCAGCCATTTTTATCCCCTTCCACAATCATCTGCGCCAACGCCTTGAAATCCTCTGCGCTGGTACTCTTTGCCGTGTCGCCGCTAAACAAGCTGTGCCGCTCTGCCTGAGCCTTACGAACGCCCATAGACGGTCTAATCTTCACGTCCAGCAAGGTTGTCCCCATGCTCTGTGCAATCACAGGGAGCTGCTCCACAACCTCTTTGGACAGGTTCTCCCTGCTCTTGTACTGGTTCAGGAGCAGACCTTCAATCTTCAAAGTCGGATTGAAGTATCTGCGAACATCGCCGATGGTCTGCGAAAGCTGGCTCAAACCAGCCAGTGCGTATCGGTCTGCCGTGATGGGCACGATAATGCTGTTGGCAGCAATCAGCGCGTTCACAAGCGCAAGACCAAGCTGCGGGGGAGTGTCCAGCACAATGTAATCATACTGACCAGATACGCTTTCGAAGGCTTCACGCAGCCGGAAGTTCTTGCCAATGTCCCGGACAAGCTGCTCGTCAATGTCCTTCATTGCATTGTCAGACGGCAGAATGTCGCCAGTTTCACAGTACTGGATTCCTTCTTCGACCGTACCTTGCCGGGTCATCACATCAAACAGGGTGCATACATCCTCTGTCTGCGCGCCGTAGGTGTCCGTTGCGTTGCACTGGGCATCGCAGTCCACCAGCAAGACCTTCTTGCCGAGCAACTGCAACGCACCAGCCAGACAGGTGCTTGTAGTGGTCTTTCCTGTGCCGCCCTTCTGGTTGGCGACAGCTATGATTTTTGCCATTTTATCACTCTTTCTTTATTTTTCTGGTTCTTCAGGAAGCGGCATCCAATGGGTTACATCTCTTAGAACTTCATTGTCCTTCCATACATCAACGGAATCTCTTTCCCACCACAACGAGCCATATCTTCCTCTTGCCAAATGCCCAACGTCAATATGCTTTTCCGTGAAAACAATTACATTCTCCCTGTAATTTGGCAACTCATCTTTTACACTAATCCATCCCATTCTTTCTCCTTTCTGCATCATCTGCTCATTCTGCTCAATGTGCTACATCTGACTACTTTTGCAATGCTTCAATGGAATAGAACGCTGGCATATACTTGTCCACAACGCCAGCCTTATCCACGCTTCTAATTAGATAACCAACAGGTCGGTCAGGGAACGGCGTTCTGTTCAAAGATAGGATGTCCTTATACGCAGCCTTCACCGTATCGTAAACCGCTTCTTTTCGTCTCGGCAGCTTGATTTCTGGATGCTCTTTCTTCATCCACTTCTCAACCACTTTTGCCACGTCAATGCAGTCCTGTTTTTCAAGCTCGTCACACACAGACCAGTCAAAGTCCTCGTATCCGCTTCTGCGGGGCTTTCTGGCGGCTTTTTGAGGTTCGGTCGATACTTCGCTTGCCTGAACTTCAATCAGCGTCTCAGACGCTTTAATTTTGGGCTTGAACTTGACCGCCACAGCCTTTCGTGCCACAAGAACCGGTTCATAAGTCACCACGATGTCAGACACGGCATTGATTTCATCTACTGCAACATCAAGCGCTCGTTTGCGAAGGTTCTTGTAAACATCGTAGCTCGCTTCCATCGCACCGAGCTGTTCTCTCAGCTTTTTCAGACTGATTTCATGCGGCTTACTGTCCATGTTCAACCAGTCCCGAAGAATCGAATAAAGCAGAATGCTGTACTGAGACTTCATTCGTGACGTGTAACGCAGCCGATACCGAACGTATCCGCTTTCGGCAATATCAAAAAAGATAGGGCGAAGGTCAGGGTTACAGGTGATTGCCACGACATAAGACCTTGTTTCTGGCACATAGTCCAGTTTCGCCCTTGTGAATAGGACAAAGCTTTCAAACGTGCCCTTCTCTTTGTCAATCGGAATCGACACTGTATTGCCAAGAAAGTGCTTTATTTGCGGCTCAATCCTTCGTGCATCAAGGCTTTTCAGCCCAAGAAGCTCCCTATATTCTGCAAGAGTGAACTCCACACGGCTGCTATTTGGGTCTCTCGGATTTATTCTTGATAAATAAACCTCTAGCAATCGAAGTTCCCCTGCCGTGTAATCCCTGAATTTAGCCCACACAAGGGATTTGCTCTTTTCCACAAGGTTATTGTCGGATATTTTTGGCATCTGCTCACTTCCTTTAATGGTCTGAAAACAGTATATCACAAGTAGGGGGACGTGTCAATGATTTTTGTCCCCCATGGCTTGTCTTTTTGTCCCCCATGGCTTGTCTTTTTGTCCCCCATGGCTTGTCTTTTTGTCCCCCATGTCCTCGTCTTTTTGTCCCCCATGACTTGTCAAAACGTCCCCCATGCTTTGTCATTTTGTCCCCCATCTACATATTATATATTAAACAAGAAATAAACAAGAGGTTAAATATCATCGTTAAATAGTCGATGACGATAATTTTCAACAATTTCTTTATTTTTCCATTCCGGTTTGTTGATAACTGAACTCTACATTTGCTAAATAAGACTGTAGCCGGAAAAAAGCTGTGCATCGTTAGTCACACTAAACGCGGATAGATTGTGGATAGGTGTACAAAAAGTGGATTGAAAGGTATACCAAATCTGCACAATGGGGGACAGATTGACGAACTATTCAAGCACAAACAGCAGATTAACGATAACTCGTTATTTATTCCGCGCGAATATTGTCGATTTACAGCCTATGGGGGACGGATTGACAAAGTAAAGGTATACCTAATCTGCATGAAGCGTGTACAAAAAGTGGGTGAACGTGTACAAAATGTTCTTCAAAAACTGCGATAATTTGACAATCAGCCAGTTATATTATTTGGATTCACGGTATAAGAATCGTTGGACTTCATGGCTGCTTCTATTCCAGCGTCCTGTGCCTGATAAAGAATTTCCATCTTTGGAGCGGTACCGTTCGGGTCCGGGTCTGTTCCGGTGGCTTGTGCTATTTCATAGTTGCCAGACACCATCCGGCAGACAGTGACTCTGTCCTTCAGCGGCGTGTGGAGGTTTGCCAAAATCTCCGTTAACACACCGATGTGGTCTGAGCCGTGATCTCCGTACCAGATGTACAGCAAAGCATCTATCTCGTAGGAAGAACACTCCATCATGGCATCTATGAGAATCTGGCGCTTCTTCATGTCGGAAAGGCCGTCCTCTAAGTGTTCCAACAATCCTGGATGAGTGCAAGCGTCCATGTATCGAGCCGCTGATACGCCGCAGCAGGTGAACCAGCGCATAGCCATTGGCAGGGAGATAGCTGCAAGACCCTGCTCCCAGTTGGCGATGGTACCACGATTTACGCCCATCCGCGCTGCCAGCTTTTGCTGGCTCAGGCCGGAGCGCATCCGTGCCGTCTCTAACGCTTTGGCCGTTCTTGCTAAATTTTCATCCATAAATTCTCTCCCTTTCAACAAAATACGGCAAAACTGCCGGATTCGACAAGCCAAAAAATGGAAAAAGCTGCTATGGAGAATCAACAGCAGCCTGTGTTATAACTGTATTGTCAAAAAATTCCAAAGAAGAAGGGAACCAAAATGATAGAAACTGTAATCTGGGACCATGAACATATGCCAATCATCGACGGAATGCCTGCCAGCGTTCCCGATGGACAACCACACACGCCTGAACCGTGGGAGGAAAGCCAATGAACCGAACTGTAGATGCTTTGATTATTCCATACGCTCGCAGACGGACGCTGGAGCTTGTCCTGAGCCTTTCTGGGTACGAAGCTGATAAAGATGCTTACCTCGAAGCAAAAGGCATCCTAGAACGCGCCATAGCCGCCTTAGACGATGGGCGCGACCCGGCAGATAATATCGAACGCATTGACGGACAGCTCGTAGAGCTGTGATTGGAGGAAAGATGGATAGACACTGTCCCTTTTGACTTGAACACTCGTGGCTTCCCCGATGTGAAGTAATGGATGTGAAGAAAACGATTGATTTTTACGAAGTTGTTAAAAACACATTGACTTTACAACTAGAAGATGTATAATCGTATCAAATGAACGTCCGTACTTGCCAATCGGGAGGATATGTCGCAATGAGTGAACAAGAAAGAACCAAGATTGACCGCTTTATTGCATGGTTGCTGGAACATCCTGAAAAGATTCCGGCAGCGGAGCAAGTCCTAGACCTGGAATAATAGAAAACCCCTTGCGCAGAGCTACACCAGCCCGGTACAAGGGATTCTTTTATTTTACCGGGCATGAACGTCACATCTTCTCAATCAGGTTCATCAGAGCTTCACGCTGTTCCTTCGGCATAGATTCAAGTTTTTTTCTAATCCGCTCCACTGCTGCATCGACTTCACTTTGCGGCTGTTGGGGCGGGTTTTCTTTTTGGTTGCCAGTAAGAAGGTAGTCAACCGTAACATTGAAATACTGTGCCAGCTTAACGGCATTTTGGTTGGTCGGCTTTGCGTCGTTCCCTGCACCTGCTTCGGTTCTCCAATAGCTATAAGCAGATTTCGGAACGCCAGCTTCAGTCAAAGCACGAGACGGCTTTACTCCCTTTTGCTCACATAGCCTTACGAAATTGTCAAAAAACACAAAACATACCTCCAGCGTTTGTACAAGATGACAAAGTTCTACCACTTGAACAAAAACACTTGAAAAGTTCTACTACTTGTGCTTTAATAAGGCTACCGGGTTCAATCGGTAGAACAAATTAAAGGCCTTGAACAAATAGAAGAACGTTCGATAATGTTTTTGCTTGACACCATAATATTATCATATTCTTTCAAAAAGTTCAAGTACTAGAACAAGAAAGGAGAAAAAATTTGCTTCCTAAGTGGACAGGCGATGTTGTGGGAACGCTTCATGTTCACAATATCGAAATCAGAGAGCTTGCTGCAAAAATGGGATGCGCACCGGAATACTTGGGAAAAATCCTGAACGGTAAGCGTGAGCCTAAAAATGCGGAAGCTAAGGTGAAAGAAGCTCTGGAAGAGCTGTTGAATGAAAGAAGGGGGGAATAAGTGGTATGGAACAGATTATCGCCTTAAAGGTAGATCTTGAATACCCGGAAGAAGCCAAGTTTGCCATTGACGCTGCGGCCAAGACCTACTCGGATTTCAAGCGTGAGCAGGCGACAAGGCGCTTTGTAGAAAATGGTTGTACGCCGGAAGATGCAGAGAAAATCGCAAAGTTCATCCAGTTTCTTGACCAGTGTTTTTCTGAACACAATGAAAGAGCCTTAAGAAAGGCAAGTGAAGTGGATGGAGATTAAATACTGTGAACGGTGCGGCTGTCTTCTTGGCAAAGTTCTCAAAACCAGACGGTATTGCAAAGAATGTGCAATGTTGGTTAAAAAGGAAAACCAGGCAGCGAGACGCGCTCCATATGGTGTCGTTCCGTGCGAATGGTGCAAAAGGCCGATGCGTAAAGTATACGAACATCAAAAGTACCATCAGAAATGCGCGAACGCTGTAAGGCGAAAACGGGTAGCAGACTGGTGGAAAGAGCACCCGGATTACATCAAAACATCTTCTCGTAAAGCCAGGCCGGAAGGAAACCGTATGGAAGAAAAGCCTAAGCCGAAGTACACCATCAAACAGATGAACGATAAAGCAAAAGAGCTTGGAATAAGCTACGGCCATTACAGCACTTTGTTTGCGCAAGGAAAGGTAGATCCTCCTGATGAACGGTAAATACTACGGCCAGCGTGAAGTCCGCTGGTACAGCCGGGAGAAAGAGCGGCTGGAGCATATCGAGAAAGAAAGAGTGAGCAAAATGAAAAAAATCAAAGTCAGAATTACATTCACCGAAGCGGTTCTCGGCACATGGCCTAGCAACCAGAACATCGCGCGAGAGTTCATCGCCAGCAAGTCACCTGATGCAAACACTATCGAGGACGAAGTGGCCGCTCTGGGTGCTGATGCTGTGGCAGATAAGGGTATGACCGTGTTTCCTCGCAACGAGAACGGTGAGCCTATCCTGTATGACTACCAGATTAAAGGCTTCTTCAAGGATTCTTGCGGTATGCTTTCCCGCATCGGTGGCAAGACCGAAACCGGCAAGAAGAAAGCCGTCAACGAATCCGGCAAGCTGACAGCCTACAAGAAGGTCATTGATGGTCTGATTTTCATTCAGCCCCGCATGATTCCCATTCATGTGAACGGCGAGATTACCGAGTGCCAGCGCCCGCTTCGCGCACAGACCGCGCAGGGCGAGCGGGTGAGCCTCGCCAACAGCGAGCAGATTCCCGCTGGTTCGACCTGCGAGTTTGAAATCGTTCTTCTGGACGATTCTCACGAGAAGGTCGTGCGTGAGTGGCTGGACTACGGCGCTCTGCGTGGCATCGGCCAGTGGCGCAACAGTTCTAAAGGGCGCTTTGCTTACGAAATCCTCAATTAACCGCTATGGCAAGGCAATGCCGCGATGGGATTAGCAAAGGCGATGCGATGATTTGACGAGATCTGCAAAGGCATGGCGGAGCAAGGCTTAGACGAGCAATGGAATGGCAAGGAAAAGCTTGGAAAAGCAATGGCTATGGATGCAAGGCGTAGTTTTGATAAGCAAAGGCGAAGCGTAGCATGGAAATGCAGAGCAACGGCAAAGAATAGAAACAATAGGCTAAGGCATTGAGTAGCTAGGAGCAGAACAGCAACGGCAAAAACGAAAGGGGACAAAATGAAAGCACTGATTGAAGTTGCCCTGATGTGGGGCATAGCACTGGCAGTGGTTTTGGCAGTATTCCTGCTGAACTTCTGGATGGTGCATCACATCGGTATTCTGGTAGGCGCATCAGCCGCCCGTGGAATCATCATGGTATCTATGGCAATGGCTACGGCGTGGATACTGAGTTTTGGAGGTAATAAAAGTGAAAAGCCTGAAAGCTAATGTCCTTTGTACGCTTGGAATCGCGTTAGCGATCTTTTCAGTAGGATGTGGCGATGCAATTCAGAAAAGCCAAAGCGTGGTAGCAATGTTTGGATACGTTTTCCTTTCGTGTAGCTTTCTCGCCGCAGCACTCGTCTTGTGTGCCATTGGGGTCAGCTCTGAAAACGAACGAATTGAGCAGGAAAATCGCAAAGTAAAACGCATTCCTCACCACACAAACGAGTGGAGGGATGCACAATGAAATGCCCGATGTGCGGCAGTGACGACATCACAACGGTTGACAGCCGGTCTGACCACGATAGCATTGTTCGCAGAAAGAAGTGTATCGCCTGTAACCATCGGTGGTCTACCATCGAAATTGACAAAGACCAGTGGTACAGTGCGTTGCAAATCAAAGAGGAGCGTAAGAGAGGGAGACCAAAAGATGATTAACCTTGACAGATTCGGCGGAGTGACCGAGCCGGAGGACGGCGTATATTTCCTAACCCGTGAGCAGGAGGCAGAAGACAAAGAAGCTGACCGGCTGGCTGAGATTGAGGACTTGCAGTCTGAAATTGAGGACAGGGAAGCGGAGCTGAAAGACCTCCGTGAACGGCTGGCAGAACTGATGGCTGGATGATTTTGTACAGCCAAGTTAAGCCAAAGTAAGAACAACGAAGCCTAATGAAGCCAAAGAAAGGAGAGAAAATGGCAGTATTAGTAATGGTCTACGGTCACTCCGGCAGCGGTAAGTCCGCTTCGCTTCGGAACTTTGACCCGAAACAGGTTGCGGTCATCAACGTGCTTGGCAAGCCGCTACCGTTCCGTAGCAACATGAAAACCTACATCAACAACGACTACGGCAAGATTGATGCTGCAATCCACAGCACCAAGCGTAAGTCCATAGTCATTGACGATGCCACCTATCTTATGACTGGCGAGTTTATGCGAAACGCAAAGGTCGCCGGATACCAGAAGTTTACCGACATGGCGGCCAACTTCAACGCCTTGCTGATGCGGGCGAAGGAACTGCCAGACGATGTTGTGGTCTACTTTTTCGGTCATAGCGAGCGTGACGGAGACGGTGGCGAGAAGTTTAAGACCATCGGCAAGCTGCTGGACGAGAAGGTTTGCGTGGAAGGGTACTTCACCATCGTCCTGAAAACCGTTGTGCAGGATGGAAGATATCTGTTCAGCACTCGCAACAATGGGATGGACACCGTGAAAACCCCGCTTGGGATGTTCAACGATGCGCTGATCGAGAACGACCTCGCAGCCGTAGACAAGACCATCCGTGAGTATTACAACATCCCGGTTCAGCCGGATAACAAAGGAGAGTAACAGATGAAGAACATCAACTGGAATGACGTGCAGGAAGCCACAGAACGCCGTGACCTGCCTGTTGGCGGCTATGTTGCCGGTATCTGCAAGGCAACGGACGAACCTGCAAAGGAGCGCCTGAATATCGAGTGGGAAGTTACAGAGGGCGAGTTCAAGGGTTACTGGCGTGGGCAGACCGCTTCCCTTATCGAGCGCGGCAAACTGAATCAGGGCGAATGGGCGTGGGGCGGCAAGACCATTAAGAGCTACAAGGAAAAGGCGCTGCCGTTCTTCAAGGGCTTCATCACCGCTGTGGAGCAGTCCAATCCCGGCTACAAGTTCAACAACGATGAAAAGACCCTGCGTGGTAAGTTGGTCGGCATTGTTCTCCGTGAGGAAGAGTACATGGGCAACGATGGCAACGTCAAGACGAAGCTGGTCGTTGACCGCTTTACCAGCGTGGACAAGATTCGTTCTGGCGACTATGAGGTCAGACCGAAGAAAACGCTGGCTGGTGGGTCTGGCTCTAGCTACTCGCAGGGCGGGAACGATGACTTTTCTGTGATTGAGGGCAACACAGATGACCTTCCGTTCTGACCTGTAAAGCGTTGACCGCCTACCTTATATAAGAGCTGCGCTATCTGGCTGGACGGGCGTTTGGAAAGATGAAACACTTGGGCGACATCACAAAGATTCGCGGCGACAAGATAGAGCCTGTGGACTGCATCACGTTCGGAAGTCCGTGTCAGGATTTGTCCATTGCTGGATGCAGGGCAGGACTTGCGGGAGAACGCTCCGGGTTGTTCATGGAAGCGGTTCGAATCATAAAAGAAATGAGGTCAAGCACAAATGGACTGCATCCAACTTTCGCTGTTTGGGAAAACGTGCCAGGAGCGTTCAGCTCCAACGGAGGAGAAGATTTCAGGGCCGTGCTGGAAGAACTTGCCCGCGTGGAACAATCAGACGCTTCAATTCCTCGACCTTCGAGTAGGGGGGGCAGATGGAGCAAGGCCGGAGCAATCGCCGGAAACGGATGGAGCTTGGCTTGGCGACAGCTTGACGCTCAATATTGGGGAGTCCCCCAGCGTCGCAAACGAATCGCTCTTGTCGCAGATTTTAGAGGTGGACGTGCCGCTGAAATACTTTTTGAGCGCACGGGCCTGCCGGGGAATCCTGACCAGAGCACTCCGATGTGGCAAAGCATTGCCGGACTTGCTCAAGACAGCCCTGCTGGACATGATCGGGTGGTGGGAGAGCGAAGCTACTGCATCAGCGGAAACACCGACACTCTCGACGCTTCAAGATCAGACGCTCTTTCAGCCGGTCGTCTTTGATGCCCGGGGAAATGGCGACGGTATTACAGTCCCGACTATCACTGGAGATCACGAGTCCCGGGTGACGGACTACACGGCCATTGCGGTTGACCTGTACAACGGGGCCATGACTGGCGATAAGGCTGCACCCATTACATGCAGGAGTATCGGGTCTCATTCCGGGCCGCAGGTGGCAGAACAAATAACTTTCAGCGAGCAGGCTTATGACAGCTTCAAGCAGAGTGGAAGCGGAGGAACGCTGAAGGGTAGCGGTGGCGCAGTAGGGTATGGCGGGGAGTCTCTGGTGGCAGAAAAGATGGTTCGCTGGATCGTCCGACGCTTGACACCGACAGAGTGCGAGCGCCTGCAAGGCCTTCCCGATGGCTGGACGGACATCGGGGAATGGACAGACACCAAAGGGCAAGTCCATAAACCGGCGGACGCCCCGCGCTATAAGGCTCTGGGCAACTCCATCGCCTTGCCGCAGTGGTTCTGGCTGGTGCAGAGGATGCACCCATACCTGAAAGAGAAGCCTGCGCTGGGTAGTCTGTTCGATGGTTTAGGCGGTTTCCCTTTGGTCTGGCAAAGAGCATACGGCGAGAGAACCGCACGGTGGGCGAGTGAAATCGAAGAGTTCCCGATGACTGTAACAAAAAGGAGATTTGGCGAAGAATGATCACCTGTTGTCTCAACTGCACATCACGCCACCAAGCCTGTCACGACACTTGCGAGAAGTACAAGACAGAGAAAAAAGATTTCGAGGAGCGCAAGGCATTCGTGTATGAGCTGAACCACAGCCAGAGCGTGTACCACCGTGACTATGAGGACAAGCACCGGGAACGTGGCAAGAAACGGTTTCTCGGAAGTGAATTTAGAGGTGAACGAGGATGAATCAGTGGATCAATGTCAAAGACAAGTTACCAGAGATGACGGAAGAAGTTACCGAAGTGGACGGCGACAGAGAATATACGCTTTGGTATGAGAGCAAGCCTGTTCTGGTGTTTGATAAAACTATAGATGACGAAAATAGCAGAATGCAAACGGCAGTACTTACAGACGATAGTGATTGGCTGACAACATTTGATGAAAAACGACTTGAAAACGTAACCCACTGGATGCCTTTACCCGATGAACCAAAGGACAACGTATGAACACCGGCAAGCGGTTTGAAGCAGACTTCAAAGCATCTGTCCCGTCCGATGCGTGGTGCTACCGGCTGAAAGACAGTGCCGCCACCTACTACGGCGGCAATGAGAACCTGTCCTTTTCCATCGACAACATCTGCGACTTCCTTGTGTACCGATACCCGATGAACCACCTGTTTGAACTGAAAACGATCGAAACACCCTCTATCCCTCTGGAAAAGGTGTTCGGCAAGTACGACAAGGCGAAGTGCAAATACCGCAAGGAAAAGCACATCACTGACATGGTGGAAGCGATGGGGTACAGCGGCCAGACTGCCCATGTGATAGTCAATTATCGGGCGGTCAACCGCACCTTTGCAATCCCTGCCAGCAAGGTTCTGGCGTTCCGTTACAACGAGGGCAGGAAGAGCATCCCTTGGCAGTGGGCGGAGCAAGAGGGGATAGAGGTCGAAGCAAAAAGGCTGCGTGTCCATTGGCGGTATGACGTGGATGGGCTGCTGAAGAGATTGGAGAAAGAGAACGAAAATGGTGTGCGATAGATGCGGAGAAGCGTTTGAGTACTACGACAATTCCCTTTGCGGGAACTCAATACAAAAGACGCTTGTAAACGAAAACAAAAATTTGGTTTACCCATCGTTTGAGGGATACCCGCCGATTTGCCTTTGCCCCTCTTGCATGGCAAAGCTGAACGACTGGCTGAAAGGAGAACAGAAATGAGCAAGAAAATTTCAGACATTCTGCCCAAGACGGAAATTTTAGGGCAACTCGCAGAAGAACTAGCAGAGGCTTCCGCTGCTGCATCAAAGCTTCGCCGCAAGATTGATGGTAAGAACCCAACTCCAAAAACCTTAGAGGAATGCTGGGAAGACTTGAAAAAGGAAATTGGCGATGTTATGAACGCCATTGATGCTCTTACGGAGCAAGATTCACAGAACTATCACGAGTTTATGAGCGAGTGCGGCGAGTATGCAGAGCCTAAAATGGAACGTTGGCTTTCTCGCCTTGAAGCAAAGGAAAACGAAAATTCTGAATGTCATGTTATATGCGGATTGTTTGGAAATGTTTACGCTGGAACTTATGCAGTGCCCTGCAAGGATGACTTGCAGGTGTGGCGAAGCATGAAGGAGGTAACAAGCGAAGCTGTTGAAGCGGTCGTTAATCATTTTATCATTAAAATGGAGCATGACGGTAAGAACAAGGTTCAAAAGGCATGGGAGGTTCGTGGCGGTAAAACGCTGAAAGTCACGTTTGAACTTTCCACCGGCAAGGAGAGATAAAATGAATAAGCGCAGAAACCGCCCCTCGTCCGGCAAACAAGCAATGTTAGCCAACTTCCGCAAAATCGCACGGAAGAACCAGTTGTACGGCTTTCGCATGGCTCTGGATGGTGTCACCGCCACATGGGGCGCACTGATCCAGAATCTTCGGTGCGATGCAGACCTGACCGATGAACAGGTGCAGAAAATGATCCGCATTGGTGACAGGTACTTGGAAATGGTTGGGCAGTTCAAGAACGAGGACATGACACCTGACGAGTTTGCGGATTATATCACAGCAAAGTCAGAACAGGTCGAAAAAGAGTTGAGAGAAAGGTGGAGCTAACAATGTTTGAATTTGTAACTCGCTGGCTGGTCTGCCTAGTCCTGCTGGCGGTGGTGGTTCAGTCCGAACGGACAATCAAAGGAATGGTAAACAACCTGTTTGAAGAACGTCAGGCAATGCTCGTCTGGCTGTTCATTAACGTGTGTCTGGCCGTTTGTACGGCTGTTGTGATGGGGTGGAAATGATGATTCAGGATATCAACATGGTAGGGCGTGAAAGGCTGGCTTTTCTGTATGGTCTTTATAGTGGCTGTGCGAAATCCGAAAATGAGCTTAATATCAAAGGCATTTATCAGGAAATGGCTTCCGAGTTAGCTTGGTGTTTGGGATTCAACGAGAACTACAGCAAATGTTATGAGATGAACGGGGAATAACCAATGGACAACGAACTTTACTGCCCGATGAAAATGACCAGCAATCCGCTTGGTCGGTGCGTCTGCGAGAAAGAAAAGTGCGCATGGTGGCGGCCGCTGGACAACTGCTGTTCTGTCTGGTGGATTGCGAAGACGCTAGACGACATCGAAACGAAAATGAAGAGGTGAAAACATGAAAAAGCGAATTTACCTTGTTCTCGAAACGGAAGCGGACGAGGATGACAAAAGCATCCGTAGCGATATTGAGCAAGAACTTGGAATGGCTACACATTATTTCAAAACCTGCTCTTATAGCGAAATCGGATTTGAGGGCTTGTGGAGAAGCACATTTGAGCAACCGCCTAAGAAAGAAGATGCAGATAAAAATGGCTATGTGATGGCGATTGCCGGGCCGATCACAAAGTCCGATTGCGTAGGTTATCCCTATAAGTGGTTGTGGAATGTCGTTGCAAAGCATCCATACGCATACCCTGTTTGGAAACCCATCAAGGAGGCCTGACACATGGCTACACCCCCGAAGCGTGGTCGTGGCAGACCGCCGCTGACCGAAGCTGAAAAGAAGAAGCGTGAGAAGCGAGCGCAAAAGGCGAAAGAAGAAGCCGCTGCAAAGCGTGAGAAAGAGCGAGAGAAGAAGAAACAACAGATGCTTAACAAGCGGAAATCTATCCGCTCACAGGTGAGTAAAAAGGTGAAAGAACAACAGGAGCTAGCAATCACGAGGTCTAAGATGCTAAATACAGGCGATTTGCAGTCAAGAATCAGCGATGAAGAGGACAAGAAGGTCATCGGCATGATTGCAGCCAAGTATTTTGGCGACCTTCCGAGCGTGGACATGAACAACCCGATTGAAGTGCAGCAGCGTCTTGACTTCTTCTTTGATGCTTGCATCGAAGCCAGAATTTCCCCTGTGGTGGAATGGATTGCACTGGTGCTGGGCATCGAATGGGTGAGTCTGAAGCAGATTATGGCGGGCAAACGCCGTGACGACAGCTTACAGCAGAAGTACATCCTGAAACTTATTCTGCAAATGCAGTCCATGTGGGCATACAACGGTATGTACGGTCAGGAGAACCCGGCAGAGTGGATTTTCCGAGCCAAGAACTACTTTGGTATGCGTGACAACGTGGAAGTCACCGTTGCGCCACCTGAACAGCCGTTGGGCGATGCCCAGAGCGCAGAACAGTTGGCACAGAAGTACCAAACGGCTTTGCCGAAGGAGATTGACGTGGAGTACAGAGAGGTGGAGGAACATGACTAACGGCGATTTTATCCGCTCCATGACGGACGAGGGTGAAAAGATTGATTCTTCCGCTGACATAATTTGCCCTCAAAAAAATTGCCCGTGGTGGAATGAATATCAATGTCAATATCACCATTTCTGGGGCAAACATCCAACTTTTTGGCTCAATCGTTGCGAAGCGTATCTTTTTGATGGATGGAGAGGATGGAAAGCCGACAAAGAAATCCTGTTCAAGGATGTTGGGGAGGATAAATAAAAAATGAAGTCTGTTTTATTAAGCATCAAACCGGTATGGTGCAGCAAAATTGTACTGAAAGAAAAGACTGTAGAAGTGCGAAAAACGAAACCCAAGATTATGGAACCTCCGTTCAAGTGTTACATCTACTGCACAAAAGAACGGTCAAAGATGGGCTGGCTGCGAATGGTCCCCGGAAAAGGTTGGAAACGGTTGGACGGTACGGTCATTGGCGAGTTCGTCTGCGACAAGATTTGGGAGCTTGCACCGATATGCCGCGCCCCGGATGATGTTGAAGAAATGGCTTGCATGGACAGAGACCGCATTGTCCACTACTTGAACAAGTGTTACGGCTGGGCGTGGCATATCTCCGACTTGAGAATTTATGACAATCCGCGCAAGTTGGAAGAATTTACAGGTTTGCAGAGAACGCGGTTTGGCATGAGACTCATCGAGGTGCAGCGTCCGCCTCAGAGCTGGTGCTATGTGGAAGGATGATAATATGCAAACTGACAGAGGAATCTACCACAAGCGAGTATGCGACCGCTGCGGAGCAATTCTGGGCTGCAGGATGATGAACCCTGACGAATACTTCAAGGACTGGTCATGGCGCAGGGACACAGGCGACCTGTGCCCGGAGTGCTATGAGGAGTACAAGCGAGTAATCGAACGGTTCAATGCCAACAGAAGGAGAAAGAGAGGGGAGGGATAATGGATGTTTACTGCACCACAGAGCATTGATCTTGCATGGGCATCAAGCAGTTCTCTGCTGGCAAGGCTATCCGCTGCACGGCAGAATCCTGTGAGAACAAATCTGAGCCATCCTGTGGCTCTTGCAAATGGCACGCAGAGCCTGAGGGCGTGTGCGTAAACGACCAGTCAGAACACGTTGCAGACTTTGTGTGGGATGAACGTGGATGCAAGGAATGGGAGAAGAAAGATGAAACGTCAGCAGACCTATAAAGGGCTTATTGGCAAGGGCTGGTACGACCAAAGCGAATTTAGCCACAGACACGCTTGCTGGGCAAATCATCGCAACAACTGGGCTATCCGCAAGGCTGACAACCGCAAGCTGGCAAAGGCGAGGCTAAAGCAGATTGAACGCCAACAAATCAGAAAGGAACTAGAAGAGTATGACAGCAGGGGAGAAAATCAGGAAGCGTAGGCTTGAACTTGGCATCACGCAGAAAGATGTTGCAAGGATGATCGGAACAACCAATTCGTATGTAAGTGCTGTTGAAAAGCAAAAGTGTGACGTGAAGAAAGAAATACGGCTGGCAAAATTCGCAGAAGCCCTTCAATGCAGCGCGAATGATTTGAGGTCGGATGTGTCAAAAGGCATGGTAGACCCAACCAATGATGACTTCGGAGCGGTCTGCAACTGCGCTGTCCGCTACTGCTTGGGCAGACAGTCATATATGTCTAGCCTTGTCTGCGGATATATCACACCGCTTCTGCCGGAACTGACCGACATGACGTTGGATTGTTTTGAGCGTGACATTGCAGAGCAAAAGCGGGCAGGTTTTTTGGTGATTCCTACGACTATGAGACGTGGGATGCGTTCTACAAGGCGGTTTGTAATAAGATTGAAAGGAGAAAGGGCAATGAAAGTTGACTGCCCGTGGTGCAAAGTCGAAATGCTAAGAGTGAATGACCTCATTTACAAGTGCTTTTACGATTTTGCGAACTTTAAGGCAAAATGTTCTGGATGGAGATGCCCTAAATGCGGGAGAGAAATGTTCGACAGGGAATCCCTTTTGAATGCAAAACCGATAATGGATGTAACAGAAGGAGAAAGAAATGAACATTCGACCGATTGATGCCAATGCACTACGGAAGCGCATTGAAGAACGGATGCAGGAGTTTAGCGAAGAATTTTATACGGAATATCGGTATCAGAGATGTGACTTGGAAGATTTGTTAGACTACATCGACACTGCGCCAACAATCGAGGTGAAAGACAATGGCTAATTATCCAGAATACCTTGAACGAAACGCACTTATTGAAAGAATCAAGAAAGCATATTGCGATGGCTGCGAGAACTACAATGGAGTTAAATGCCATGCTTGCGGTATTGGCGATGCCATTGACTTTGTGGACGATGCCCAGACAGCCTTAGAGCGTACCGCTGAATGGATTGTACAAGACGATACGTTCACAAGATTCGAGTGTAGCAGATGCCACACGAGAAATCATCATACACGTTGGAACTACTGTCCGAACTGCGGTTCTTTGATGGAGAGCAGGTTATGAGTAACACACTTTGGCATTCAGCAAGCGAACCGCCACGAGAGCGAACGCAGCCTTTGTTGCTTGCGACTAAAACAACGTGGCGTGATAAAGATGGAAAAATGTTGCAAGGCTTTTCGCCGACAGCATACTTTCTTGGCTGTTACGCAGACGGTCAGTTCTGGGATGAGATAGGCGAGAGACTGCCGAAAGATGTGACGGTAACGCATTGGATGGCGTTTCCGATGGTATGAGGTGATAGGTATGGAGAGCAAAATTGTTTGGCATTCTCTCAAAAAAGAAGGATACCCGCCACTGTTTGACAAAGGAAATGGCTACTTTTCATCCGAAAGGCTTTTACTGTCTGGGGTGTACTTCGATTTTTTCAAAGGGAAGATAGACAGGGCTGTGTCATGCGGAGGGCTTGTAAAAGACCTTCGACATGGAATACCAGAATTTGATTGGATGGCCGATAACGGATATTGTTTACGTCACTCGAAAATTGAATATTGGGCGTACATGCCAGAACCGCCTGTGGAGGAACAAATATGACGAACAAGAAGTTTGGCATCATCGTTATTGACTTGAGCCTTTTTGATTTCGGGCCGAAGCCACCTTGTGGGTACATCAAGGCAAAACATATTCGCCCGACATACGGCAAAGGCGCAAGGCCTGTCAAGGCGCATAAGCGAATAACGAGAACGAGAGAGGGATTTAGAAAATGACAGAACTCAAGAGATGCCCGTTCTGCGGCGGAGAAGTGGCTATTGCAGAAACAAGCCATGATTCCGAATTATGGATGTTCGTTACAAGAGGACATGGAAATAATAAGTGCAAATGTCGAATTTTCATGGAGAGCAGGAGTTATACGCTTGATTCTCCTGAAAGCGAAAAAGCAAAAATCAAATCCGACCTTATCGAAGCGTGGAACAAACGCTACAAAGAGGATTGAATATGGAGCAGGAACGCAAACCAAGAACATCAATGATTCTTCTGCTAGAACACGTCCATGCGATGGACGAGCTTACAGACGAGGAATTTGGAGCATTCATCCGCAACTATGCACAGTATGTTGAGACTGGACTTGAGCCAGCATACGACAACGACCGTGCTATGCGGATGCTCTGGAAAGTTGTTAAGGCGTTCGATGATATGAATACACAGAAAAGACAGGAGCGAATCGAGAAAAACAGGCGGAGCGCAAATAAGCGTTGGAACGATGAAAAATGCAAATGCATACAAACGCATACCAATAATGCAAACGCATACGTTAGTATGCAAAATATGCAAATGAATGCAAACGATGCCTTATCTGTATCTGATTCTGTATCTGAATCTGATAAAAAAGAAAAATGTGAAAAGAAAAATGCCAACGAAGTAAAACGCTTCAAAGCTCCGACTATCGAGCAAGCCAAAGAATACTTTGTGGATAAGGGCTACATGGAATCAGAAGCAGAGCGGTTTGTTGACCACTTCACGGCAAATGGTTGGAAGGTCGGCAAATCGCCTATGAAGGACTGGAAAGCTGCTGCACGGAACTGGATGCGTAACGTGAAGGACTGGAACGGTGGCTATCAGCAGACGATGGCTGAATTACCTGACGAGGGAGACTTTCTGCGGTGAATATTGAAAATCAGACCCAGTACATCCTGCTGGGGGCAGTCCTCACGTTTTCTGAGTATGCCGATGTGCTACAAGACCTTAAAATCGACGATTTCTGTCCTGAATTGCATGATACATTCGCTGCCATTCGTGGCTATTGGGAACACAACGACAAGTGGAACCCGGCAGAAGTCATGGGGCGGTACGATAACTGCAAGAAAGCAATGGGCGAATGTTTGGATGCCTTTGGTGCAGAGTTCATCCGCAATGTCACCCACGATATGATGCTTGGGTGGGCTAGAATCGTCAAGGAACAAGCAGCGTTGTCCAGAGCCAGAGAGATTGCGTTCAAAATCGTTGATGGCTCAACCAGATACGCAGATCTGACAGGCATCTATGAGCAGCTAGGCGAAGCTATCAACCTGCACAACGAGAGAGGCGATTTTATCCCGATGTGCGATGGCATAGACAATTACATCCGCAAGCTGGATGATAAGCCGGAGTATATCAGCACAGGGCTTAGAGTGCTGGATAACAACTTGCATCTTGTGCCGGGCAACTTCGTTGTGATCGGCGGCAGACCTTCTGCTGGCAAGACTGCTCTGTCCCTGCAACTTGCCTGTGAAATAGCCAAGAGCGGACGCAAAGTGGCGTATTTTAGCTTAGAGACCGACCCGGACACGCTCTATGCTCGTATCATAGCAAACCAGCTAGGCGTACCGCTGCATACGGTCAAAAACAAGACCGTCAGCATTAGCGAGCTTGACCGACTGGCAGCTATCAAGAAATACCCGCTGTTCGTCCGCTCTGCCGCTGGTAAGAGTGTTGGGTGGATCAGAACACAGTCCATCAGGATGCAAGCCAAAGTGGTTTTCATCGACTATTTGCAGCTTATCCATCAAGCCGGAGCGAAAGACCGATACAGTGCTGTCACGGAAATCAGCATGGCACTGCATGAGTTCGCACAGTCCACAGGAACGCTGGTGGTGGCACTTGCACAGCTCAATCGAGAGACCGCAAGAGCGGGTATCCCACCGACTGCCGCAGACTTGCGAGAATCCGGGCAAATCGAGCAGGACGCAGATGCGATTATCCTGCTGGCACAGAACGTGACCACGAAAAAACGACCGGAACAGCATTATCACTTTGCGCTTGAGAAGAACAAAGAGGGCAACGTGGGGTCACTGGACATCACGTTCCAAATGGAAACACAGCAGTTCAAAGAATGCGTGTGGATGTAACGAGAGGAGAACGATATGAGCGCACTGGAGAAGTTCATAGACAACGTGCACGCAGGAAAGGGAAGATACGGTCTGTGTGATGCTTGCCTGAACCGTCAAGGAGACTACTGCTTGTTTCACAATTTGTATCGGAGAGACGAGAATGGAAAGCATGCTGTAACGGCTCAAAAACTCGAAAGGGTAGAATACTGCAACTCTTTTAACTATGCTGGATGGCTGTTATAAGCCTATAATCGATTCTGTGCTCAAATCAGCCCAGTAGAATAGGCAAGAAAAACAGATAACAGGGTCTGGGCGATAAAGTTACCGCCTGAACCCCATAAATATTTTTCACTACACAAAATACAGGAGGAAAAGACTATGTTTGTAAACACTGGTGGAGTTATCGCAGCAATCATCACAAACCAAAACGCTCAACGAATGCGGAGAGAAAGAGAACAGCATGAACGTGCAGAGCGTGAACGTAGAGAGAAGCGTTTGGCAAAAGAACGGAACAAAGCAGAAAAAGAGCGGAAGCCTTTTGACGAACTGAATATCATCCAAAAGTAACGTAAAGGAGAACGACTATGGTTCCAAACATGGCTGGCGTTCATGCTATCATCATTGCCAATGCACACAGGCGGCATGAAAAAGAACGCAAAAAGCAAGAAGAACGAGAAAAGCATGAAAGGGAAGAACGGCTGATTTGCCGTAAGACGATTCCGTGCTGGGCTTGCTATGATGAATTCCCTGAATCTTGCCCAAAGAAGAAAATCAACCAGAAATAACGCAAGGGCTGTCAGCAATGGCAGCCTTTTTCTTAACTCAATGAGAAAGCCTGTTTTAAGGCGTTTTGGAGGCTAGACGATAACTTTATCGACTTAATCACAAAAACGCGCCACAGACGCTCGTAGACGGCTCTCCGTTGATGCTGATGGCACATTCCAGACTAGACCATGCAACTAGACTGATGCAAAAGCATGGAGAACGGCTTTTCGAAGTCAGACGTGAAAAGTTATCGGGTCAATCAGAAAAACGCGTCAGACAGGCTCCTACACGCCTTTCCAGCGATGATAGCAGCCAAATGGGAGGATGCCAACGACTATTCGTCTAATCGCAGGGCAAAGTAAGGTGAAAGCAAAGAATGACCGCGACTATCGGCAAGATGCGTTTGCATGCAAATGGATGCACATGATGCGTTCGCATCCAATCTTCCCCCCCTTTCTTCCCCCTCTTTCCCCTAC